GACCGCGAAGTAGAAACCCGAGCAACCCTAGAGCGCCCCAAGCAGTGGGCTCCCGCAGAGTTGTTACCAGAGCCAGACAAACAGGCTGGGTACGCTTATCGTTGGATTCGTGTTGCGTCTTTAAATAGCGCTGACCCACGTAACCTATCTGCCAAACTCAGAGAAGGTTGGGAACCAGTGCCAATGGAAGAGCAACCTGCATTACGACTGCTAGCTGATCCCAATAGTCGTTATAAAGACAACGTTGAGATTGGCGGGTTGTTACTTTGCAAAACCCCACTTGAGTTCGTTGAACAGCGTAACAAATACTACTCTGATCAAGCAGATGCTCAAATGAAGGCTGTGGAGAACACTCTTATGCGCCAGAATGATCCTCGGATGCCTCTCTTCAATGAAGGTAAGGTTACGACGGGTTCTTTTGGTAAAGGTTCTTAACTTATTAATTAGGAGATTTAAATGGCTTATCCAACCGTTGATGCTCCCTATGGCTTACAACCAATCAACAGCGTAGATGGTAAACCTTACGCTGGTGCAACTCGTTTAATTCCAATCGCAAGCACTTATAACACTGCGATTTTTAACGGGGATATTGTTCGTGTAGCCGCAGGTGGTACTATTCAAAAATCGACTGTAACTGTTGACTCTACTACAGCAGCCGCAAATAACACCTATGGTGTGTTTATGGGTGTTCAGTATGTCAATGCACAAGGTCAAACTATTCAGGCTCAATACTACCCAGGTAATGCCGCTGCTACCAGCGCATTTGCTTATGTAGTTGACGATCCAATGGCTGCCTTTAAAGTGGCGGTTACTTTTAGTGGTAACGCAACTGTTACTACAGTTAACCAAAGCATTGTTGGTACCAACATGTCTGTACGTCAAGGTACTGGTTCTACTATTACTGGTGATTCTGGTGTTTCTGTCTATGCAACCAATGCAGAAGGCAACGCAGCAGCTCTTCCAGTTCGTGTAGTTGAAGTAGTTCCAGCAACTGCTACTGGCACAAACGCCTTCACTGAAGTAGTAGTGAAGCTCAACAACCCACAAATCCTCCGTGCAGCCGCACTGGATTACACAGCTTAAGGAGCTTAGAAAATGGCTATTTCTCGTGCCCAACTACTCAAAGAGCTCCTCCCAGGCTTGAACGCATTGTTCGGTTTGGAGTATGCTCGCTACGGTGAAGAACATAAAGAGATCTATGAAACTGAGACCTCTGAGCGTTCTTTTGAAGAAGAGACAAAACTGTCTGGCTTCTCAGCTGCACCAGTCAAAAACGAAGGTTCTGCCATCGCTTATGACAATGCACAAGAGGCTTTCACAGCTCGCTATACCCACGTAACGATTGCTCAAGGTTTCTCCCTAACGGAAGAGGCAATTGAGGACAACTTATATGACAGCCTATCTGGTCGTTATACCAAGGCGTTAGCTCGTTCCATGGCTTATACCAAGCAAGTTCGTGCTGCTGCCGTATTAAATACTGGCTTTACCGCTGCTGTTGGTGGTGATGGTCAGCCTTTATTCAGTGCAAGCCACCCATTGGTTTCTGGCGGTACTAACAGTAACATCCCATCAACCCCTGCTGACCTTAACGAGACTTCTTTAGAAGCCGCTGTTATTCAAATCAGCTTGTGGACCGATGAGCGTGGACTGTTGATCGCTTCTAAACCACGTAAGTTGATCGTGCCACCTGCATTACAGTTCGTTGCAACTCGTTTGCTAGAAACCGAACTCCGTGTTGGTACCAACGACAACGACATCAACGCAATTAAGAACAATGGTTCGATTCCAGAGGGTTACACCATTAACCACTATCTGACCGACACCAATGCATGGTTCTTGTGCACTGATGTACCTAACGGCATGAAGCACTTTGTTCGTACCCCATTGCAAAACAGCATGGACGGTGACTTTGACACCGGTAACGTACGTTACAAGGCCCGTGAGCGTTACTCGTTTGGATTCTCGGATCCATTGGGAATGTTCGGTTCTGCCGGCGCCTAATAAACACACTATAGTGTTTGGACCCCTCTTCGGAGGGGTTTTTTATTTTTAAAACACTTGCACAAAGTTAAAAAAGTAGTAATATCTGTATATCTGGGTGAATCGCCTGTCAAACCGCCCCAGCGGACGCATACACGATTGATAGGCTGAACTTTGTATGAAGGACAATTTAAAATGGCAACAGCAACTACCTCAGCCGTATGGCGCTCCACTGGTGGAGATCAAACACGCACTGCAGAAGCAGGCTCCATGGTTATGGCAGTCCCCTTCTATATTGCTAATACTGCAGCAACTTCAAATGTGGTAACTTCTTCAGCTACTGGCTCTCCAGCGGTAATTCTCCCAGCTGGTGCAGTTGTGACTGAAATTATTGTTTCTAGCGGTGGCGGCGGTAATGCTACAGCTAACGTAGGGTTTACCCCACTAATTGGCGTTGGTCCTGGTCAAACTACCACTCTCGGTACAAACGTTCCTACTGGTTTTGTTTCTGCTGGTAACGTATCTGCTCGCACAGTTATTGTTACTGGCGGTACAGGCGGCGGTGCTTCTTTAGGCAACGTAGCTAATGCTACCAACTTAGTTGTTGTTACTAATACCCAAGGCGCTGCTAATGCGATTGCTGGTGTTGTAAGTGGAAGAATCGTTTATCACGTAGCTGACGCTGGTCAACAAAGCGCCTAATTAATCTTGGGGGTTCGCCCCCGCTTAACTTTTTGGAGATTAATTATGGGTATGCAATACGATGTAAAGTCAGCACATCAAACAGCTAGTGGCGTAGCGTATTCAGCTAGAACTCGGCTTAAAGGGGCAATACTGTCCCCTAGTAACGCTTCTGCTAAAAATACTATTTTTGCCAATAATGTGGCGCAAAATGGAACTTACAATATTCCAGGAAGTACTGTTTGTACGGTAACAATCACTAATCACGGGCTTGCCAATGGTGCTCGTATTTGGGCTGATTTTACTAGTGGAACCGCTGTAGATAACGTCTATGTTGTTGCTAATGCTTCAGCCAATACATTTACCATAACAACTGCGTCTCTAACTACTAGTGGAAACGTAAGCGTCTATAGTGATGTGCTAATGGAAGTTGATTGTTTTAACGCTGTATCGTTTAATGTCATTATTCCTGGCGAAGGTATCCTAGCAGACGACGGTATTTATGTAGGGCTTCCAGCAAACGTAACAGCTACGGTGTTTTATGGCTAAGTCCCCTGCCTGGCAACGTAAGGAAGGCAAAAACCCCGAAGGCGGTCTAAACGCTAAGGGGCGTGCCTCCTACAATGCTGCTAATCCTGGTAAGCCTGGGCTTAAACGCCCACAACCAGAAGGCGGCTCAAGACGTGATTCGTTCTGTGCTCGTATGAAGGGTATGAAGAAGAAGTTAACCAGCGCTAAAACCGCTAACGACCCAGATAGCCGCATCAACAAGTCTTTACGGGCTTGGAACTGCAAAGAAGGCGGGTCTGTTCGTGGTGGTGGCTGCGAAGTCCGTGGTAAAACTAAAGGGAAAATGGTATGAAATCTTACGATGAAGAAATGAAAACGTCGGACGGTACAAAAAAAGTCGCCGATGCAAAACTTAAAAACTTTTTAAAAGCCAATCCTGTTGGGGAAACAGAGCTTTCAGACATTAGTGAAAGCGGTGCTGCAAAAGGTTTGCGTAATTATGGTCGTATGTACAAACAAGGTTTAGGTATGAAACCAAGCACCGATTATGAATACAAAAAAGGTGGCAAGGTATCTTCCGCTTCTAAACGTGCTGATGGATGTGCAATTAAAGGCAAGACCAAAGGTAGAATGGTATGAAAGAGCATTTAACCGAAAGCACTAAACACGTTGTAGATGGGCTATCTTTAGTTACAGTGGTAGGCACACTAACAGACTTATTGCCTGCGGTAGCGGCTTTATTTACGATTGTGTGGACAGGTATTCGCATTTATGAAACCAAAACAGTTCAAGGATGGATTAATCGTGCCAAGCGTAAGTAAGAAACAACATAATTTCATGGCAGCCGTGGCTAAAAACCCTAGCTTTGCTAAGAAAGTAGGAGTCCCTGCTAAAGTCGGGCAGGAGTTTTTAACCGCCGATAAAGGCAAAAAATTTGGGAGTGGTGGAATGATGAAACACGAAGACATTAAACAAGATATGCCAATGATGAAAAAAGTAGCTACGGCTGCTGTTAAAGGGCATGAAAAGAAAATGCATGGTATGGCTAAGGGTGGTGTAACCCGTGCTGATGGTTGCGTTATGAAGGGCCACACAAAAGGCAAAATGGTTAAGATGGCTGGTGGCGGGAGCTGCTAATGAGAGCCAGCCGAGGAATGGGCGCTATAGCCCCTTCTAAGATGCCTAAAAAGAAGGTTATTACCCGTAGAGATAACCCCGATGCGGTGGATATGTATGCCAAAGGTGGTAAGACTTCTAGTGTTAATAAGGCTGGTAACTATACGAAGCCTGGTATGCGTAAGTCTTTATTTGAGAGTATTAAGGCGTCGGCTGTGCAAGGTACTGCGGCGGGTCAATGGAGCGGTCGGAAAGCTCAGCTCTTAGCAAAAAAATACAAGGCGGCTGGCGGTGGCTACAAATAAAACGTGCACCTTTTGCAAAACAGAAAAACCGCTAACTGAGTTTTTTAGTAGGGGTGGTAAGTTATCGCATCTTTATAAGTCTAGATGCAAATTGTGCATGCAAGCCAAACGACAAGAATGGGCTTTAAAGAATAAAGAACATTTAAATGAATGGCGTAGAAAAAACTGGGTTACTGCAAACAGAAGGCTAAAAAGACGTGGTGCAACAGAAGAGCTGTATAACGAACTTTATGAAGTGCAGCAAGGGTGTTGCGCTGTTTGTAATGAGCCGGAAGAAAAGTTTAGCTGGTTATGTATTGATCATGACCATAGTACCGGAAGAATTAGGGGTCTTCTGTGCCCAAACTGTAATCGGGGTATAGGTTTGTTACAAGATAGTTCAGTTTTACTAGAAAAAGCTGCAAAATATATAGCAGAAGCTAAAGAAAAGGAGTTATGCAATGGCTAAATCGTTTCCAGATCTAAACAAAGATGGTGAAGTAACTCAGGCTGACATCCTCAAGGGACGTGGCGTTGAGATGAAAAAAGGGGGGGTAGCAAATAAGTTTATTCAAGAAGCAATTAAGAAACCCGGTGCTCTAAGAGCATCTATGGGCGTTAAAAAAGGCGAAAAGATTCCTGCTAAGAAATTGGCTGCTGCGGCTAAAAAGCCCGGCAAGATGGGACAAAGAGCAAGATTAGCACAGACTTTGTCAAAGCTAAAAAAATGAAATGGTCAGACAAGCGCAAAAAGTCGATCAACTGCGACAGCCCAAAGGGGTTCTCGGAGAAAGCTCATTGCGCCAGCAAAAAGAAAAAGATGGCGGGGGGTGGTTTAGCCGCATCGCAACGTTCTTTAAAGGCTTGGGGCGACCAAGAATGGACAACCAAGTCAGGGAAGAAGTCGTCCGAAACCGGCGAAAGGTACCTGCCAAAACGCGCGATCCAGTCGTTGAGTCCATCCGAGTACGCAGCAACAACACGAGCAAAACGGGCCGGAAAAGCCCAGGGAAAGCAGTTCGTGCCCCAGCCAGCAAAAATAAAGCAAAAAGTAAAACCGTTTAGGAAGATATGACTACTACAGGTACTAATACCTTTAACCTAGATATGAACGACCTCATTGAGGAGGCGTTTGAACGTTGTGGTCTTGAGGTTCGCTCTGGATATGACTTCCGTACTGCACGGCGGTCTTTAAACCTATTAACGATTGAGTGGGCTAACCGGGGTATTAACTTATGGACTGTAGAGCAAGGGCAGTTTGTAATGAATACTGGGCAGGCTATTTATCCTATACCTGTGGACACAGTTGACCTTTTAGATACCGTAGTGCGTACCAATAATGGTCAGGGTAACAACCAAATTGACATTAATATTAGCCGTATTAGCGAGCCTACTTACCTTACCATTCCTAATAAAAACGCTACAGGGCGTCCAATTCAGGTTTGGTTTAACAGACAGTCAGGTAACGTTGCAGCGGTCCCACAGGCTGCTTTAAACGGCGCTATCAATGCAACTGACACGACTATTACCCTAGTCAATGCTGCTAATCTCCCAACTCAGGGGTTTGTTAATATTGACAACGAAACCATTGGCTATCAGAACATCGTAGGCAACCAAATTATTAATGCTTGGCGTGGTCAGAACGGCACAACGGCCGCAAGCCACTTAACGGCTGCAGAGGTATATACCAACAACTTACCCTGCCTTAACGTCTGGCCCACCCCTAACCCACCCGGCGACCAATACACTTTGGTGTATTACAGAATGCGTAGAATCCAAGACGCTGGAAGTGGTATAAGGACTCAAGATATCCCATTCCGCTTTATCCCTTGTATGACTGCTGGTTTGGCTTATCAGTTAAGTGGCAAAATGCCTGGAGTTGATCCAAACAGAATAATGATGCTTAAAACCGAATATGAGCAGCAATGGCAATTGGCCGCGGACGAAGATAGAGAAACAGCCGCGATTCGTATAGTTCCACGTAACTCGTTCTTCTATAGATAATGGCATGCCAAATAAGTTTGCTTCAGGTAAGTATGCAATTGCGGAATGCGACAGATGTGCGCAGCGGTATAAACTTGCAGAGTTAAAGATACAGATATTAAAGACAAAGCCGTACCAAGTTAAGGTTTGCCCGTCTTGTTGGGATCCAGATCAGCCTCAGTTGTCATTAGGCTTGTATCCAGTAAATGACCCACAAGCAGTGCGGGATCCAAGACCAGACGTAAGTTATTTAGTATCAGGACAGAGTGGCTTGCAGATTAATCAGACGGGTATTGGCCCGAATGGGTTTGGTAGCCCGGAATTAGGTAGTAGGGTGTTTCAGTGGGGGTGGAATCCAGTTGGGGGTAGTAGAGGTCCTGACGCAGGTTTAACCCCAAATGACTTGGTACAACAAGTAATTCTTGGTACAGTAACGGTAACAACAACTTAAGGAGTTGAAAATGTACAAAAAAGGCGCAGATGGCATAACTAAGCAGGGTAAAACCGAAGGTAAAAATTTAGGTGACTCTGGTCCATCAGTAGGTATTGAGAAGGGTCCAAAGAAAAGCACCAGCTCAATGAACAAAAACATGAAGACTATGGGTCGCAATATGGCTCGTATCATGAACCAAAAGAAATCAGGAAGAGGTCGATAATGGCTAAATTTTCTATGAAAAAAGGCGGTAAAGAAGTAGGACCTGCTGAGGTTTATGCTGCACCGCACACAATGGATGGTAAAGCTACTAGTATCGTGGCAGACAGTGCTTATACTCCTGGCGCCAAAGTAATTGACACAATGAACATTTCTGTTGCTGGCGTTAGTAAAGGTAACTACAAACCAATAAACCCATATGGTGTTGGTGAGATGCGTGGTTACGGTGCGGCTACCAAAGGTCGTAAGATTAGTGGGAAGATGGGCTAATGAACTTCCAGCAGTTATCTGAAGCCATACAGGCGTACACGGAATCAACTGAGCAATTATTTGTTCAGAACATTCCTAACTTTGTACAGCTTTGCGAAGAGCGGGTTTATAACGCCGTTCAGATTCCTGCTATCCGTAAAAACGTCATTGGTAACTTTACCTCTGGCGATAGCTATTTAGCCCTACCCAACGATTATTTAGCGTCTTTTTCCTTAGCTGTTATTGACGGAAGTGGTAACTACACGTACTTAATTGATAAAGACGTTAACTTTATTCGTGAGGCATATCCAAACCCTACCGATACTGGCACCCCTAAGTACTATGCTCAGTTTTTACCCTATACCTACTTAATTGGACCAACCCCAAACAGTAGTTATCAGACCGAATTGCACTATTACTACTACCCAACTACGATTGTTCAGGGTGGTTTGTCTGGTTTTGGCACGATTGTGGGTGGTTCGGGATATACCAATGGGGTATACGAGAATGTGCCATTGACTGGTGGTGATGGATCAAATGGTTCAGCCACAATTACTGTATCGGGCGGCGCAGTGACCGCAGTGACTTTAATAAACCCAGGATATTTATATCTTGTTGGTAACTCTTTAAGCGCTGCTACCTCTACAATAGGGGGTACTGGAAGTGGATTCTCAGTGCCTGTAAGTAATATTCAAAATGCAGCTGGAACTTCTTGGCTGGGCGATAATTTTGAAAGTGTTTTGTTGTATGGTTCGTTGCGTGAGGCTATCATCTTCCAAAAAGGTGAACAAGACTTAGTTACATATTACGAACAGAAGTACCAAGAATCCTTAGCGTTACTCAAAGATTTGGGTGATGGTAAAGATAGACGTAGTGCCTATCGTGATGGACAATTACGATTACCTGTACCAGGACCTGTTAGATAATTTTTTAGGAGCATAATATGCCAATTACCCAAGCAATGGCTACATCGTTTAAGGTTCAACTCTTAAATGGTCAGCAAAATTTTTCAGCAAACACATTTAAGATAGCTCTGTATACCAGCTCGGCTACTTTAAATGAAAATACAACCGCTTATTCAGCAACTAATGAAGTACCTTCAACAGGTAACTACAGTGCTGGCGGCAATACTTTGACGGTTAGCGTAACCCCAACAAATACTGGCAACGTGGCTTTTATTTCGTTTACTAATACTTCATGGGCAAATGCAACGATTACGGCTAATGGGGCCTTAATTTATAACAACAGTCAATCAAATGCAGCTGTATGCGTATTAGCTTTTGGTGGTGACAAGACCTCTACCAATGGTACATTTGCAGTGAACTTCCCAACTGCTGACGCAAGTAATGCAATTATTCGTTTGACCGCTTCGTAATTAGGAGAGCCTCATGGCTTTGATTCTGAAAGATAGGGTTAAAGAATCCAGCTCTAGCTCTGGCACAGGCAGTATTACGCTTGGTGGTGCATTTCCTGGCTATCAAACGTTTAATGCCGCTATAGCTACTGGTTCTACCGTTTATTACACCATTCATAATTTAACCGCTGGATTTGATACCCAGTGGGAGGTTGGTGTTGGCACGTTTACTTCTCCAGCTACGCTAAGTAGGGATACGGTTTTTTCTTCATCTAATTCAGGATCTAAGGTTAACTTTACTGCAGGGGCAAGTGGTCTTGAGGTATTTATTACTCAACCAGCAGGCGAAGCCGTATATATTAATGATGCAACTGGAAGAGTAGAAGCGTTTGGTAACGGTGCAAACACTATTGCATTTACAAACATTAACACCACCAACTTAACGGCTAATACGGTAACGCTAACGGCTGGAACAATCAGCACCAACGCTGCCAATGCTACGGATATTACCAACAAGACTTATGTTGACGGGCTTTTCTCAACAGGTATTTCGTATCACGAGGCTGTTGTAGTTGAAACTCCTAGCGCTTTAACGGCTGTTTATGTCCAGCCAAACGGTGCTGGTAATGGTGTAGGTGCAACGCTTACTAACAATGGCGCTAATGCAGCACTTGTAATTGATGGTGTAACGCTATCTAATACGGCTCGTGTTTTGGTTGACAATCAGTCAAATGCGGTACAAAACGGTGTATATACAGTTACTAATCCAGGTAACGTTTCTGCACAATGGGTGTTGACTCGTTCTACTGACACAAATACTTTTG